ACTAGCCGTACCACCAGAGTTTCCTTGTCCAGCAGTACCAGCACCGCCAACGCCATTTGAAGAGTATGCCGAGCCGCCACCACCAGAGCCACCAGCCGAGCCGGTTTGCAAAGCACTATTGCAAATAGCGCCCCCACCCCCACCAAGGGAAGTTATGTTTCCAAATACTGAATTGCCGCCATTACCCCCAACAGCAACTGTAGTTGCAGCAGTACCGCCAGCACCAATTGTTACAGTGATGGATGCGCCAACAGTGACAGTATATCCTTGAGCAGTTAATAAACCACCGCCACCGCCTCCGCCGCCGCCATTACCCGCCGCAGTAACGCCACCAGAACCACCACCACCCCCGCCAGCCACAACAAGGTACTCCACCTGCGTTACAGGTGAATTGATGCCGTCAAGCCCTACGGAAAGAGTTCCGCCTGCATATCTTTGAGACATGGAAGTCTCCTATCAGGTAATTGCTTCGAAGCTAGCTGTGTAAGTCAACGCTGATGCGGTGCCAGATGTAACACCAACAGACTGGCTCTCCGTCACATAGAACGAAGTAGTCTTGTCAGTCACGATCACAGAGGCGTTTGCTGGTACGCTGACTTGATAAGCCAAATATGCAATCACAGTGCCGCTACCAAACGTTGCGTTGTTGGCAATAGCCACAGTACACACAGCCGCAGATGATGTTGTGTTTGTCACAACGATCGAGTCAATTTTATTTACAGTGCCAGATGCTGGGGTTAAGCCAGTCAAAGCAGTTGTGCCGTTATGCGTCCAAGACGTTGTAGCACTTGTGGTTGATGGGATTACATAAGCCGTGTTGCCATAAATACTGGTGACGGCTACGATGTTTGGATTTGCCATGTTAGCTCCTTAAATTAACCGAAGACAATTGCCATGGCAATCGCTTTACCTGTGGATGCTCCGCCCAAGTTGGAGAGCGCTGTTGATGCTGTAGTTGCCCCTGTACCACCGTTTGCAATAGCTAATGTACCAGCAACCGATACTGCGCCAGATGTAGCCGTGGAAGGCGTCAAACCTGTAGAGCCAAAACTGATTGTTGAAACACCACCAGAGCTTGAAGCAGTCTTTACGTAGTCTGTGCCGTTGTAGTAGACAAACGCTTTTTCACCAGCGGCAATCGTTACACCAGTCTGACCAGAAGCTTTAAAAGTTACGCCGTATGTAGCAGTCGTGTTATCGACCAAATACATCTTGCTGTAGCTTGGGCCTGTGATTGTTTTTATGCCAGTCAGCGCGCCTGTAACCTGAACAATCATGTACTGGGCTGTGGTGCTACCGATGTTAGTAGCAGAGGCGCTACCTGTAGTATTAGCCAGAGTGATTGCGCCGTCACCGGAAAAAGTCAGCGTACCCGCAATAGCGATATTGACGTATTCAGTAATACCGTTATTAACCGTGTCGCCCCACGTACCTGAGAGCGTACCCTGTGTTGGGGTTACTAGCCCTAGTTGACTTGTTGTAGCTGCCATGTTCGTTCCTTACGAAGTATTTATATTTTGCCAAGTTGTTGACTGTTTGTCATCAATTAATTGCCAAGTATTTGATTGCTTGTCGTTAATCAACTTCCAGTACACAGCCACTACATCCCCAACATTACCCGTCGCCCCATTACCTGTCAAATCAAGAGTCCTAGGCGTACCCAAACTACCAACAGCGCCAGTAGCGGCAACACCTGACAAGTCCACCGACTTGGCAAACACCACAGTACCAACATACGCCTGCGCTTGATTGGAGTTTAGCGGCACAATCGGCCCATTAACCTCACCCTGCGCAAAGTTGCCTGTCAATGCAGTGCTGCGTGTAATCCCAAACGTTCCAACGCTACCCGCCGCCGTCGCCCCAGTTAGAGCCACATTAAAAGCATCGCCCGGTGAGCTCAGAGCACCTGAAGAAGTGTTGCCCGTCAATCCAATCGAACGTGCGCCCAGCGCCACAGTTCCAACCGCACCACTGGCAGACACGCCAGTAATCGCAAACCCGCGCTCAAACCCTACGGTTCCTACAGCTGCGTTAGACGACACGCCAGTAATTGGGAACGCCTTCTCAAAGCTAAAAGTACCTACCGATCCAACCGCGCCCGCGCCCGTAAGCGCAAACGTGTACCCAAATCCAACCGTACCAACCGAGCCAGCAGCACTGACGCCCGTAATCGGGAACCCATACTCAACGCCCAGACCAGCGCCGCCCCATGCTCCAGAACCCCATGTGTCATAGCCCCAGCTAGTACCAACAAGGCCCGACGCGGTTACGCCAGTAAGGGCGACAGAATTATCGTTAGTGCCCCATGCGCCGTCGCCCCACGCTTGGGAACCCCATGCGCTAGCCATAACTTACCCTTTAGGTTGTAGCGATACGCAACAACGCAGCAGCAGTGGTGTTTGAAGGCATAGTCAATGTAAACGTACCAGCGGTAATTGTTTGTGAACCGAAGGTGTGAACGCTAACAGCCTTGTTGCTCTGAGTGGAGTTGTAAATCAATACTGTGTCAAACGCTGTAGACAAAGTCACAGTTGTGTATGTGATCGAAGCTGAAGGCGTCCAGTAAGCTGTACCAGCAGTTGCCGAAGTGTTTGTAGACGCGGGGGCTGTAGCGTTTGTCACAGTGACACCGCCAGCCGTATAGTTCGTGCCGGTAACTTCGCCAGAAGATGTATATGCTGTAGTTGCCGCATTGATTGTGGCAGTAGTCAAATACAGAGCTGCTTTGAATGTGTCAGCGGCGGTAGTGCCACGCGTAGGCGCGACACCGAAATTGTGGGTTGCAGTAAGAACTTCGCCTAGAAACGAAGTGCACATTGCTTGGGTATTAGCCATGATGTTTCCTTATGAAAGAGATGCTGCTTCAGCAACAATAGGGGGCATTTTCTTTAGCGTCACGTGAACTGAACGGTGAACCAATTCACCATCCAACCAATACTCCACCCAAGTGGTGTACTCGTCCTCATTATCGACTATCCCTTCTTTTTTCTCAAGCAAGGAATCGTCCATATCGCCTTTGGTGGTAGTAACAATCAATTTGAACTCCTAATCAACGAAGTGGTTGCGCCGTTGGTCGGCATGGTAATTGTGAATGTAGTCGTAGAAGTTTTGTCAGAGCCGAAGTCCAACACAGCAACGGACTTGTTACCCTGCGTAGCGTTATAGATTAATGCGCATCTTGCGGTGATTGCGCCTGTCCAAGCAATATTAGGGAAGCCCACATAGGCTGTGTAGCCGGAAGTACTGACTGTAATTGGGGTTAACTGTGCCCCGCCAGCAGAATACGTACCCGTAGCCGCAACTTCATTGGTCGTGCTGTACACAGTAGTGTCTGCGTTTAAATCTGCGTTGGCCGTATACAAGGCAATCTTAATCACATCAGTCGTCAGGTCATGAATGCCTTGATACAACTGCGCTTTAAAGCTGGTGGTTTGGGTCTGAACAATCGCCATATCAAGTTACCTTTTGACGGAATTGCCCAGATCGGTAGGCGTCTTGACGCTCCATACCGTCGCCCAAACGTTTTGCCAATGCCAAAGCTTCCATGAACTTGGTGTTGTACAACTGCATAATATCCTGCTCACCATTCATGTAAGTGTAAGCCTCGACTAAAGATGCGTACAAAAGTACGGTATCAAAGTTGTCGCCCAGCCACGTACGGCCATCCGCCGCCACGGTAATTGACTCAGGATAGTAGTAATAGTGCAGCTCAACGCCGTAGTTGGCATCGGATGTTGGGCCAATGATGAACGAAAGCTCGTCGTAAATTGTGGAGCTTAGTACTGTTGGGCCAAACAAGGCGTAGTACTTAGGCATGCCCGTGTCTGTAGTTGGATTAGGGTACGCCTGACGAATAAAGTTAACGTCTTTGTTAAGCAAATACTCGTAGTTGCCACTACCGTCAATAACCGCCATTGAATATACGGCCAAGAAGTCAAGCGGGCAATCTAAATACTTTGTACCAATCGCAATCGTACTAGTCACATTTTTGCGAATGGATGGGAACTGCACCGAGTTATAAATGCGCTGCTCAGCCTGCGTCACAAAGACAGGAATCTCCGCCGCAAAAGACGTTTCCTGATTCTCTGTATAAGCAACAATTGCAGCTCTTAACTCGGTGTAGTTCATGTATACCTCAAGCCATAGGGCCGCGTGACATTACACCTTTGGTAGCCGCGCCTGTGCCGCGCATCTTGATGCCTGACGTTTTAGTCGTCTCGTTACCAGCAGATTTGCTGATGTTACCAACGCTTACATCAAAGTTATCAAGCTTGCTGCGGTTGGGGCCGGAACCGGGGTTCTCGGCTAAACCCACAGGCGCACCACTCATTGTGTGTGGCTTGGCATAAGCAGAAGCAGGCAGATTGTTAATTTTGGCCATGTTATTAACCTGTAGTTTGGTTGTTGGCACGAGACAAGTTACGTCCCAAGCGCATACGGTCGTCAGTTGTGGGGCCACCCTTTTTTAACTTCAAAGTTGTGCCCTTGCCGCCTTTGTGTTCTTGCTTGTCATGCTGCTTGAACGCTTTTTTAATTAAGGCAACGTCTTGCTTCTTGTCTGCCTTCATGTTTTCTTTAGCCATTTTTAGCTCCTATGAAACTGTTACTGTAACTGTACCAACAAATGTCGTTGCC